GCCGCTGCCAAAACTCGTAAAATATGGCGACTCACACTATTGATAGAGCAAAAATTTTCGCCTGCGAAATTCGCAGGGTACGTAAAAAACTCCATGTGAGCATCTCTTGCGAGATTACATGTTCTGCGAATTGGGCAATGTTAGACATATTTGCCCCCAACCGTCGCCCGGTTGGGATAACTATCATTATTTATACTCACTAGTTTAAATGAGTTTGAGATCTTTTCTAAAATTATATCTAGCGATCAACCTGATATAAAGTACTCGTTTAACCTGAGTTCGGTGGGAAATTTCTTTTGATTTGACCTTCCCAAAGTCAGATAAATGACCTCTATCTCCCTGAGGAAGGGGGGATATATTTATAAGGACCTTCCCAAGGTCCCAAGAATTCCCTCAAGAGGGAATAGGGTCAGCTGTATACCGATACATCGATGGCACATTCTGAAAATATACCAACGAAAAGTCGGGACCAGCACTGACAAATGCCAACAGAGTCGGCGAGACAGTAGTACCTTTAGACATGAAAGCATGAACCTCAAAGCCATCTTTATCCGTATTATCTACAGTTCGATTCGTACCTCTCGAGCGAGTTGCAGAAGAATTAGAAATGAACTTGTAATTCGAATAAAGTGGTAATGAGAAAGAAAGGGTGCCATTTGAAGTGGCATGGCTGACAGCAACCCCTCTACAAGAAAAGAAAAGACGGCGAGCCATAGCATTTATGGTATTGCGCGTGTTCCCTTCTGCAGATATCTGGCCCTCAAGAGTAAATGAAGTCGCAGTAGTCTCGGATCGAGTGGCTATGAGCTGGGGCATCACGTCCATTTGGGAAGAGGGCATCAAATAATAATTGACTGCACCCCTTTGGCCAACATAACACAATGAGAACCAGGTCATATAGCTCCAACCAACCCAGTTGTAATCCTCAGAAACACCTGAGTTTAAACCAACTGCTGCGGAACTACCGAGCGGATCGTAACCCGGGTACAGTGGTAACCGATGATGCCGCCAAGTAGAAAACCCTGTATAAAGAGTGCTAGAAGGAACAACAAAAGGTACGGTCGCATAAGCACATGATCGCTGACATAAAGTTCTGATAGAAGGAACTTTCTCGCCCATGTAAACAGTTGATAGACTTGGATCTGTGCGGGTGCTCCCACCACCAATTTCAATTTCACCATCCATATTATACTCCATCTCCATACTTTGAGGTGTATAAGGTGAGAAATTGTAATCTGGCTCTATAGGACCAGCGAACTCAAAATTGTCTCCTGCTCGCGCGGAGAAAATAACGGAGGCTGGGGCTGAGCCAGTAGGAGAAGACAATTCAGTAAGAACCTTTACCGTTATATATCCGTTGTAGACAATATTGGTATCGGTATTAAAGATGGCTGCTCCAGTCTTATGAATTTCAGTGGGAGGAACAATTGTTTCCAAAAACTGAACAGTTTGAGACATGGGAACACGAAACTCCAATTCAGTATTTTCACCTATATCCATAATAGTGTTGTAAACACTAGCAGAAATATCAGTGATCTTATTGAAAGTTGGTTTTCTTGGATCCCATGAAATTTGCAACCGTCCACGATGGTATTGAGATGCGATGATCTTAA